TTCATTAGACTGTTTCTAGGTTATATTGCTTCCCATTTTTGTCTATAATCGTTGGTTTCCCTGCAACATGCTCTTTAATAACAATGTTTTCACGAATAACTGCCTTAGTTCGTACATCGTCTGATATCCCATATAGAATATTCTCAAGTTTGGTTACTTGTTCCTTCAAATCTTCCATTTCTTGTTTTTCTTGAGGTGTCATATTAGTATTATACCATTTAGATTATTTGCATTGTTGCTACGAATGTTGATGATGCTGCATCAATTAGAGTAAGAGTCCCATCTGAGTTAAATTGAACCCATGTTTCAGAACCATTAGTTCCTGTTGAGTCTCCACCCGTGTGAGTAAATTCTGATGTTGTGTAAGCAACAACTACTACTCCTGAACCTCCTGATGCACCAGAGCCATTACCATTCTTTCCTTTTCCCCCATTACCAGTGTTAGCTGTTCCTGCTCCACCACCTGCAATTCTCCCACCTCTACCTCCAGCTGCGTAAGTTACTGCTGAACCAGTAATTGAATTAGCTGTTCCAGCCCCTCCAAGACCTGAGTTCGGCGAAAGACCAGTTGTGTCATTTTCTCCAACAGCACTAGAACCTCCTCCTCCAGCACCAGAACCCTGATTACAACCTCCTCCTCCTCTACCTCCGTCATAACCTTGTCCTATTGTCCCCACACCACCTGCTCTCTGTGACTTACATTGACCTGCACCTCCTCCTCCACCAGAGCCTCCAGCATTTCCAACTCTAGGGTTTCCTCCGTCACCTGTCTGAGCTCCTCCACCCCCACCCCCACCATCAGATACTATAAGTGCATCAATAGATGAATCACCACCTGCATTTCCAGAGTTACCACTTGTACCTCCAGAACCACCAGCTCCTACAGTTATTGCGTAAGACTGTGCTGAAATTGAAAGTGACGAATCATAGAGATAACCTCCAGCTCCTCCTCCTCCTCCTTGTGCTTGTGTGGAGTGGTCACCTCCTCCTCCTCCAGCACCTCCCGCAACTACTAATACTTTTGCTGTTGCCATATTAGTTTTCTCTTACTGCTATATAAACTGTCAGACCTTTAGCTGCCGTTCCACTATGAACTGCATCAATATCAATTGTAAGAATATCTCCTACAGCGATTGTTGTATCTGTAAGGTCTGGTGGTGTTGCTGCTGTAGTTGTAGTCTTCTCTGTAGTATCGAAGTCTAGCTTGTTAGTAGTCATAATAGTCGTTCCATTCAAGTGAACATCCACTACCATAGTTCCTGTGGTTCCTGCTGTACTGTTTGTTGCATAGATATAGAACGGCGCTGAATCACTTTGCAGAATAGTTCCTGCAATTGGTGAAACAAAGTCACCTCCTACATTAGCTAATACTTCACAATCAGTAAGACGGTCTACCACATTAAATACTAGCCATCGTACATTTCTTTTAGAACCTTGTAATCCATCTGGAGTAACGAATGCTGTTGTGCTAGTTCCTGTATCTGTATCTGCGATAGAAGCATCAGTTAGTGCCTTTACAGCAACTATGTCTGTTAGCTCACTATCCATCAAAGCACCTGCTGACTGCACATTAGTGGCATCTGTAACATCTGCACCATCTTCTACGTTAATTAGTGTTCTTACTGAACTAGCTGTTAGTTCTTCTGAGTTACCTGAACCTGCTGTAGTTCTTCCTAACACTCTTGCTGTAGCTACATTAGAAACAACGTCAACTGTTCCTGCTGGGATGTTAGTAAAGTTAGTACCGTCAAATACAGGTGAAGCCCCATTTACTACACTCTGGTCTAAGGCTTTTACGTCTGCGATGCTTGTTAGCTCACTATCCATCAACGCTCCCGCTGAGGTTACATTAGCTGTATCTGTTACATCTGCTCCTGCTTCCACACCCGTTGTTGCCCCTACAGTAAGTCCTGCTGCTGTTCCTGTGATGTTTGTACCAACTAAATCACTTGGAGTTCCAAGGTCTGGTGTAATAAGCGCTGGAGAATCATTAAACACTAGTAATCCTGAACCTGTCTCATTTGAGATAACCCCTGCTAGTTCTGCTGAAGTAGTTGCTGCGAATTGGTCTAATCCATTTGAAGTAAGAGCATCTCCTCCTCCTGCTAGAGCTTGCCATGAACACGTACCATCACCATCTTCTCGTAAGAATTTAGAACCTCCTGCTTCTCCTGTAGATAGAACTGCTGTACCTTCTGGTGCTCCAATAGCATCAATCTGTGTTTGGATAGCTGAAGTAACTCCTTTGACATAAGCAAGCTCTGTAAGACTTGGGTAAGTAGCAACTGGTGCTGACACTATATCCTTTGAACCATTAGTTATTAAAATCTCTGAAGCTGTTAGGTAGCTACCTGTAATAGATGTTGCGAATGTGGGAGCTGTCGATGGTGACTTAGCATCTAATTGTGTCTGTATTGCGCTTGTTACTCCATCCACATAGTTAAGTTCTGTTGCTGTGGCTGTAACTCCGTCTAAAATGTTTAGTTCTGCTGTTGTTGAAGTAACTCCATCAAGGATATTAAGCTCTGCGGTGGTTGTTGTTGCCCCTTCTAAGATACCTAACTCTGTTTCTGACACGTTTACTGCTCCTATACCAATTTCTCCTGTGAATGTAGGGTTTGCAATGGGTGCTTTAAGGTCTACATAAGCTTTAATAGATTGTTGTGATGCTAATTTAGTAGCACTATCTGAAGCCATGTTGTCTTCGTCTAGTACATAGCCATTACCTGAAACGTCTGTATCTGCGTTGTATGTTAAAGCTGCTGTATCTGTAAGGTCTGTAGAAGCTCCTGTTACTTCTGCACCAATAGCGAGATTAGTAATAGTGTTGTTGTCACCATCAATAGTTTTATTAGTTATAGTTTGTGTAGTTGCTTTAAGAACGTCATCTATATTATCAAGAGTAACTTTTTTAGTTGATCCTCCTGCTACATCGTTAATAGCAAACTCGTCTGCTGCTACGGGTGTTGTTTTTGCTGTTAATGCTGAAATCTTTTTATTTGCCATTATGATTTAGTTATATTACTCCATCCCCCACCTCCTTCTAAGACAATGAGTCCTGCATCTTCTTGTAGTAAGAAATCACCGCTTTCTAATAATAGATAGAACTCTCCTTCGATGTTACGTGCTTCATTACCCCAAGTAGAAGTATTCTTTGATTGATTTGCCCAAGTAGCCATATTACTTAGCGTTTTTACGCTTCATGCTAATAACTGGCTTTGAATCCTTCTGTCTTTTACCCATGAACTTCTCTAGTCGTGACTCTGCCTTCTCAATCTTTCCAGTAAGCATGTTTACTTTATTGACCATCTCGTTAGCTGACGCATATTCAAGAGATGCGTACAGAGGAATTAGTTTATGGAAGATAGACGCAAACCCTGGTTCTTTAGTAGTATCAGTCGTTGCAAAGTATGACCCTGCACGCTGAAAACGGACTTTTAAGCCATCTGTTGCTGTAACTTGAGTAGTATCAGGCTGTGGGTATAAAAAGATTGAATTACCAATCTTATCGTAGTGTATAGGTAGACCGTTTGTAGTTGAGTACTCGGTCTCCGTAATATTCATCTGTTTGAAGTCTGCTGTGTCTATTGGATATAATGGGTAATAACTTCCAGTACTATCAAGTGCTTCTACTCGCTCAATCTTTAAGAAGGTAGATGCAAAAGAGTAATCCTTTTGACCATTAACTAGGTCTGAAGTAGCTATTGGGAAGTCAGTGTTGTTTGTATCGTCCCATTGCCATGTATTATCAGAATTCAATAGAATGTCTGATACATTATCCATAGCATCGTTAGATAGTCCTGTGAATTCAGCTAAACGTACTGTACTACCTGTAATAGAGCCATAATTGCTCCCAAATAGGTAAAGTTCGCACTTCTGTAGTATTCCATCTTTGTTAGTGGTGTCTGAGAAATTCATATATATTCCATTATATCACGTAACTCTATTTACGCTCAGAAAACTGTTTTGTTTTTGGTGCTGGCTTTGCTTTAACTGGTGTTTTAACGATTGTTCCTCCTGTAACCTCAGCATATCGTTCTGCAGCTTCTTTCTTTGCAAATTCCTTAACTCTTCCATCTCGGAATTGTACTTTAATCATATTATTCTAATATTGTTAGTATTTCTTGTAATTTTGTGTCTATCTCCATTGGGTCGATAGCTGCAATTGCCTCGATTACTTTGGCTTTATTGTCTTCCATAGACTCTTCTGGTGTCATTTCCCCAGCTTCTCTACGTTCTGCACGCTCCCGTTCTTCCTTCAGAGACTCTTTAAACTGCTCAACCCTGTCAATGACAGACACTTGAACTTCACCATCTACGATTTCCGTAGTTAAGGCTAGCTCAAACTCTGACATAGGTTCATCTTTGATGGCTTCTGCTGTTTTCTCAATAATCTGAGCAACTAGAGTGTTTCTTTCTTCACCAATAACATTACCTTCATCGTTAAGTTTTTCCATGTTTTGATAGTGCTTTCGCCCTTTCATTACTAGCTCTCCTTTCTTTTCTACAAGTGCTTTAAGTTCTTCGTCTTTAATGATTATATTTCTCATATTATTTATTAGTTAGTAGTTTCTTAATCTCCTCGATACCTTGTTCCATCTTATCTAGCCTTTCCTCTGTTTTATCTTCTTCCATTGGTACTGGGTTGGCTTTAAAAGCTCCAACTGTTGCCATAGGTGTAGTACCTTCTCGTAAGACTTTCCCTGAACGTGGGTCAATCATCTTTGTAATGTGCTGCAAATCTTTAGATATTGTTGTTTTTCTTTTCATGTAATTGCTATCAGTTCTTTCAAGGGTAGTAAACTGATGTCTACCCTTGAAGAAACAATTAAGTTGTTAATCTTCAACCCTGTAGAACTAGTCTACTGATAGGATTTCTACTCCTGCTGCTTCTCGGTTTTCAATAACTCCGAATAGGATGTCTGCTACAACCAATACTCCTAGCCATTCTAGTTTGTATTCTGCTTGTAGACGTACTCCATTTGCGTCTTTTGCTCCTGGAAGTGCTGCTGTTGCAAAGTGAATTGCATCAGGGTTTCCAAAGAATCCGTGTAAATCTGTACCGTCACTAACAATGTTAGTTGTTGATAGAACTGGTCGTCCGTACAACATTCCAATCTGTCCTTTTAGAAGTGGATCAGCTCCATTTGTGTTTTGCACAAGTGAGAACTTATCAATTGCCATAAGGTCAGCCCAGATAGTCTTTGGATTAAGAATCCAAGCTGCATCATCTAGGTCTCCATCATTTGCTGTGTACTTGGTTACTGCGTCTAGTACGTTAGCATCTGACAAAGCTGTTCCTGTAGTTCCTGCAACTGCTGTAAAGCCTACGAATAGAGCTGTAATAGCTGAATCTAGTGCTTTTGCTGCTGTGTACGCTGCATTCTTCATGTAAGTTTCTTGCGTTTTGTACTGTTTCATTACTTGTGCTGCTTCCTTATCTTCAATCATGAAGGCAACGTGTGAATGAGTAGCGATAGTTAGGTCTACTGAAGTTTGTGCGTTATCTGCAAGTACAACTTGTGTCTGTGCCTGTTTGGCTGCGGCTGCAAGTTCTACAATAACTGGTGTGTGAATAATATCCCCTCCTGCAATTACGTCTTCTGAACGGTCTGTAAAGAAGTTAGCTGCTACTAATTTTGAACGGTAGAAGTCGTTGATTTTGTTTCCCCATACTTCTCCGATTGATGCTGCCAAGTCGGCTGCAACAAAGTGGTCTGTCTCTGTGTTACTACCTCTTTCAAGGCGGGAGTACCTCTTCGGGTTCTCCTCTCATAGTTTCCTATGAGGTCAGACTATACCTTCACTCTTTCGTTATATGGCGAGCGTGTGTCTCGATGGTAGTCGTTGAGGGTTCTCTTTCGAGCTTCCCTGCTGATTGTCCGTTAGTCCCCACCTTTTCAGGCTTCGGCTCTTGGGAGTTTCCAGCATATACAAGATTTTAATTAGGCAAAGTCACTTACCTAATGCCATATATAATATTTGTTAAGTTAACGTACTTTAACAATTGCATTAGAAATATTTAAATCATGTCTGTCATATTTGACGTGACATGGAACACATAGACAGGTGAAGTCATCAAGGTCTCTTTTATACTCCCTGCTTATGTTAGCCCAGTGAAAGTGACCTTTGTAAGGGTCAGCAAATCCACATATAGAGCACACACAAGGCTTCTTCCCTTTCCATTTAGCAACCCAATCATGGAGAGCAGAATACCCTACATCATCACCTTTCCACTTAGAATTTTCTTTCCCCGTGTTATCTCCATCTTTAAAATGAGTACGACCAGTGTTATTGGTGTGTCCAATTCTGTCAGAAGACATTTGAGCTTTAGTTTCTTCTGTGTGTTTTTTACCCTTACGTGGGGACCATCCCTTTGAATACTTCTCAAGAAGCCTCTTAGAGTGAGCTGTATTGCTGCCCGTCTTTATTCCTTTGTTCCAAGCAACCTGGACGCCAGTTTTACCCTTGTTCCAAGGAACTTGTCCTTTCTTTCCTGCCATGTGTTCATTTTATCACAGCGGATTAAATATACCTAATGCAATTGTCAATGTACTTTCTCAACAAATTGTTAATCGTTTGAATAATTAACTATCAGGCGTTGAAACTACCTATTTACCATGTGCTTTATCAAAGAGTGCCTTGTGGTCATCTCTGTCTAAGTTTGGGCTATTAAAGTCTTTCTTCTCTGCTACTGCGGGTGAACCAGTAGAAGTTCCTAGCTGTGCCTTTGCAGACTTAGCTTCTTTCTCCTTCTTTTCCTTCCAAGTAACGAAAAGCTCGTCTTTTGTAGCTTCACTTAGTGAAATTCCTTCAAGTTCAGCGATTTTACCTGCTTTTAATACTTCTTCTTCTGTAAGTCCTTGAGCAAATAGGATAGCCTCTTCACGAGATAGTCCTGTTTTTACTTCTTCCTTCTCTTCCTTGACTACAGGTTCTTCAGATACAGATGATTTAACATCTTTTAACTTCCCTTCAGCTTTTTCTGCCCGAGCTTTTTGGTTCTCGTATAGCTTCTCGAAGTCTTTACCTTCAGAATCTTTGTTTAAAGTATCGTTGTTGTCGGTGCTGACACTAGCATCGTCTTGAACTGCGGCATCAAGAGTCTCCTTATTTTCTTCAGTCATTAAAGTGTAATTATTTAAAGTAGCTTCCTAAACTACTGATGATGAATAAATAACCTTTTGAGTTATGTTTACAATTATAACACAACTACCTAGCACTGGTAGGTTTGCGTGGTTCTTTCTCCTTGTATTTATACTCCATATCTCTAAAACAGGTCTCTATACACTCCTTAGCTTCTTTAAATCCCTTTGTATCTTCCCCTTGTAAGGCTTTACTACCTGCTGTGTCCTTTAGCTGTAATAGTAAATAAGATTTAACCTCATCTCGTGTTTGAAAGTCTGCGTAGAATTTTTGTAGTAGTTTCATATGTTTATTTAAGAGGATAATTGCTCCATGCCTTATACCCAGAACCGTAGTATATAACTAGAACCCACCGTTTTTTGATATACAGCGTCTCATAACGAGTCTCAAAAGTAATACCAAAAGTCTTATGGTCATCTATTTGAGCTACAGGACACTTCCCCCATCGCAAAGGGTGTCTTAATATATTGTCTACTGTCCAATTTAGTTTCATACCCATATTATATACCCTCAACTAGTAATAGCGAGGTAGTTATCCACTTATCCTTGTTCTGTTGCTGTTGCAGTCTCCTCTACAATACCCTCTGGTTGCCCTTGTGGTGCCTGTGGTGCAATGTTCTTGCTTCCTGCACTACTTTGTAGCTTATTGAGTGTAACAGGGCTTATTCCTGCTCCTGACAATTCAACTGCCTGAGAGAAGATTGATGCTAATGCTGGGTTCTCTAACATAGCGAATGTTCCTGTATTCGGGTCGAATGTACTAGATACCTGCCCTAAGATATTAGATAGTGATTCTAGTGTTGCTGCTTTATTACGTTGTTCGTTAGTTGTGATAACAGATACTTTGAATTTAAAGTCTTTAAAGTAGTTCTTTGGTACTTCTAGGAAGCGTGTGTTGTCTGTTTCTGCAAGAATCTCTTTGAAGGCTTCGATTGCTTGTTCATATGACTCTGCGTTGAAGTCTGTATCAATCTTTAGGTTAAGTAGTTTCTGCTTAATAACCTCATTAGCCTTGTAGATGCCAAATCGTTCATCTATCTTAGCTAGTTCATCTGCTGAGAACTCTGCTGACAATATCCACTCTTGGTTAATGTCTTTAACAATCTCTGGAATAATCCAATCATTAAACATCTCTGTTAGGAAAATACCCATCTCTTCTCTACGGTAGATGAATAGTGAGCTTGCTTCTTGGTTCTGGATAGCAACGCTTCGGAATGGAGTTCCTGAAGGTAGTGTTTCCCCTGTTAAGGCATCGAATGTAGATGTTACCTTCTCTGCTTGCTCATCCCAGTCTGATTTAGCTCTATCAAACGCTGGTAGTGCGTTAGTCATAGTGTTTACTTGTGTAAACGTCTTGTTATCTCCAAGTTTTAGAATGAATCCATTATCAAGGTCTGCAATAGCATTGTTCTCGATAGTGTCATCGTTAGTAACGAATCCTGTCTTAGAAGCCATAATCATAGCGTCACGCTGTAGTAGCTGTGATTCGTTAGTACCTGTCTGTGCTTCAAACATGTCTTCTACTACTCCTCGTGGTGTTCGGTTGTCTTGTTCTGCCCATCCTACCCATTTGTAATAACTATCTTTCTTTTCACTAAATAGCTCTTTCTCCTCTTTGTTTCCATCTTCATATACAAAGAACTTATACTCTGAGTATGTATCTTCTGAACCACCAACCACAGAATCAGGCATTTCCCCTGAAATCTCGGCTACTGTATATTCTTCTAAGTTCATGTCTAATAGATCCTGTACGTTGTCCCATACATCCTTCTTATCTGCTAGTTGTGCTCTAGTAAGTAGGTGCATTTCCTTAATAGGATGCTCCATAGGGTTAGCTCCTTGGTCAATGATGGCGTTCTTGTGCTTAACTACCTCTACGTTAATCTTACCGTCAATCATTACCTTCTTAACGAGTAACCAACCATACTTTGGTCGTTTCTCACCCATACGGTTAAGAGTCTTAGCAAATCCACTATCTTTCATCCATTGCTGTACACGTTTACCTATAAGTAGTGAACGTACATAGTCTCTAGTCTCTGAAACAATGTTCACATCTTTAGTATCAAAATCTGTAGCACGAATAGCTACATTAAGTCTGTAGTTAGCAATGTTGTAGTATGGTTTTTCTCGTCCAAACTCATCTAAATCTCCTGATAAATACTTTGAGTTAGAAATATACTCAATACGCTTGTTTGTATCTTTTAAGGAGAAATTAAGTCCTTCCTCTACTTCGATAGGACCATCGTATCGCTTTGTTAATGTTTTGCTTATATCGAAAATAGTTGTCATATTGAGTAATTATATCACAACTACTTAGCTTTATTGATACTTAGCCCTCTACGAGCGTTTCTCCTGTCTAATTGCATCTGTAATCTAGCTCTCTCGGGTGTTTCTTCCCCATATAGCATTACATCAATGGAATCATCCATGTTACCTAGCTGACCGTTGTTGTTGTGTTTGTTGTCGTTTTGCATTGAATCGTAATCTATCTAGTTTACTAAACTTCTCTCTTCCCTTAACTATATCAAATCCATACCTCACTGCATCTAATGCATCTGAGAACATATGGTTTGGTTTGTTAAGTAGGTTCCCGTCCTTGTCTTCATCCCATAGGTAGTTTTGATACCCTTCCCATAGGTTAGTTGAGCTAGCTGTAACACTTATCTTATGTGATTGTACGAACTGTATGCCCTGACTAACACTATCCTTCCCCTTAGAAGCTCCTATGATGTTTACTCCATAAGAACTCATCTCTGCAATAGACTTTGGTTCTGCACTATCAGCTACAGTAGTGGTACTTAATTCCAGATTAGCTAGGTATAGATTTATAACGTCAGCAATCTGCTTGTTAGACATGCCCTTCCTGAATAAGATTTCATCTAAGATATACCCACCATTGTAGTAATAGATAGCAATTGCAGCACTAGGGTCATTTGTATACCCATAATCTAATCCGATACTATCTAGTCTTGCTTCATGTGGTACATCATCTCTCTTAATCCATCCTTTGTAAATCTTACCCTCTTTACTTGATGGTTTCCCTAGCCATTTGTATTCGTATAGCTTTGGTCGTTCTGCTTTATCAGCTTCCATCTCCTCAATAAGTACCTGCTCCATCCATCCGTATTTAATAGCCACATCATAGTTAATGTTTATTACTAGTGTGTTAGGTCTTCCCTCTATCACTAATCGTTTATGTATAGGGTCTTCTTCTAAGAGTCTGTTGTATGTGTAGATAAGCTGTGAGCCTTTCTTACGAACTGTAGGTGTAAGTATCTCTAATGACTTCTCTGAGACTGTCTGTGCCTCCTCTACCCATGCTATATCAATACCCTCAATAGACTTAACTGATTGCTCGTTTCTCTTCAATCCTTTAAATAAAAAGTCTGAACCGTTTACTGTGTTCACAATAGAGTTATCTGTAACCTTGAAGTCATGTAGCTCGTATTTCTCTATAAGGTCTTTAAGTAGTTGGTGTGATGAATCACTAATGGAGTTTTGGAACTCTCTGAAACATCCTATTCTTAGCTTCTCCTGTCTAGCACGTATAAGTAACACTCTAGCCACTGTATGTGACTTCAATGAGTTTCTACCTCCATAGACTGCTGCTTCTCTCCAGTCCTTATCTAGTAGTCTACTCAGCTCCTTCGGAATTTGTATCGTCTGTTGTTTGTTTGTCATTGATTATTTGTACTAGTACAGGCTGTAGTAAAGACTCTCCGTCCTTTCCTGTAACCATCTGTGTAGGCTTCCCATCTAGCATTTCCATTACATGCTTTTCATTAGCTGGATTACTTATATATCTCTCCATATACTCATCAAACTTTTCTGGGTGTTCTCTAAACTCTTTCTTTAAACGAGATAATGCAGAAATAGAGCCAACAGGTCTACCGTCTGGATTTCCTGACTCTCCTTTCTTGAAGGGTGTTAGTTGTTTTGG